CTGGTTTAAATTCCCCCCAAAACGATTCAAAAAGCCACGAACATGACTGAAAGGGTCATAGAAGGTCACAACAGCCCCGTAGAAGGCTTAGAAGGGCTGCAAACGGTTTTGGGTAGGGACACAGACCTGCAAAACGCCCTAATTGGCGTACAAACGCCCCGAATTCACACGCCGCTCAACGATTTACCCTCGCGCGGGCATGAATTGGTGGATTTAGCGACCAGTTTAAAGATTGACTTGCTGGAATGGCAGAAATTCGCACTTATCAACAGTCACAAAATTAAGCCTGACGGCAGGTGGGCAACGCCTGTCAATTGCATTGTCGTTGCAAGGCAAAACGGTAAGTCATTTTTACAGCAGATCAGAATTCTTGGCGGGCTGTTTTTGTGGGACGAAAAGTTGCAGATTGGATCGGCGCACCGCTTGTCCACGTCCCTTGAACAATTTCGGGCAATGGTTCAGGTAATCGAAGCCAACGCGTCATTGGCAAAACAGGTCAAGAAAATTCGCTGGCAACACGGCGGTGAGGAAATCGAAACAATTGCGGGAAATCGTTTTATAGTCCGCGCAGGTGGTTCAGCTGCTCGCGGTGTCTCCCGACCTTCAACAATTCACCTGGACGAATTGCGTGAAATGACAGACATTGAAAGTTTTGCGTCATTGCGTTACACCCTTATGGCAGCGGCTAACCCCATGGTCATGGCGTACACAAATGCGGGCGATTCCAGCAGCATTGTTTTAAACCAGTTTCGCGAACGCGCGTTGGCAAGCATTGGCGGTGTTCAAGACGACATTGGGTATTTTGAATGGTCAGCCCCAACGGACGAAATAAGCGTGGAAAATGCCAGGCACAGCAACCCTTCAATGGGGACGCTGATTCATGCGGACAACGTACGAAGCGTTTTGAACGATCCAGCAGACGTCGTTATGACTGAAGTTTTGTGCCGTTGGGTTGTGGCAATAAATAGCGCGGTGGATTCTGCCTCATGGGGCAATTGCCTTGACAAAACAGTTGACCTTGACCCTGACAAATTGACCTGGTTAGCCGTTGACCTGTCACCTGATCGGCGTCATGCTAGTTTGGTTGGGGCGCAAAAATTAGGCGACGAAAAATTTGTTGTCAAACTCTTGCATACCTGGTCAAACGAATTGCAGCTAGACGACAAGGCAATTGCCAATGAACTAGCAGATTACGCCCGAAAGTATCCGACCGAATACGTGCTTTACAGCCGCAAAACCAGTGGCGCTGTTGCAGCGCGATTAGCACCCGCAGGAATTCCCGTTTTTGACATGGACAACGCCTATCCGCAAGCGTGCGACGAAATGTTGTCGGCGATCAACAGCGGTCGTTTAAAACACAGGGGTCAATCGCAATTGTCTGAGGAAGTTTTAGCGGCGGTGCAATTGCGTCGTGGCGACGGCGGGTGGGTTATAGGACGAAGGGCGTCACAATCAATCGTTTGCGGCGCAGTGGCAGTTAGCCTCGCGACACACTTCGCGACACGCCCAGACAATGACCTTGACATAATGGTTGGTTGACCTTATAAGCCTGCAAGAATTCGGGCATGGGATTTACTGATCTATTTACACGCAAGGCGACTGCCGCCGTCACGGTGGAAGCCGCGCAGGTGGACGCAGCTGCTATCGCGCCGTATTACAGTGAAGTAGGAAATCTATTTCTATTCGGCGGGATAGTAACTGCCTCACGCGCTGAAGCAATGTCAGTTCCAACGGTTGCACGTGCATTGGGAATCATTCAAACAATTGGTTCATTACCAATGCACACACGTAATGAGGCAACAGGCGAAAAGATTTCACAACCGCGTGTTATCAACCAGCCCGATCCAAGAATTCCTGGTGCTACGTTTTGGGGCTGGATTATTTCAGATTTATTCTTTCACCCTGCTGCTTATGCGTACGTTATGGAACGTTATGCAGACACAGGAAAAATTCGCGCAATGGAACGCATTGCCCCTGAACGTGTAACAATTCAAACGACTGGAATGGGTTTTGAAATTCAATCTTATCAAATTGACGGTTCATTCGTTGACCCTTCAAATTTAGTCGTATTTAATAACACGCAAGAAGGTTTGCTATCTCGCGCAGGTCGCACCATTAGGGCTGCTGCCGCACTTGAACGCGCTGCAATGAATTTTGCTAATGAACCAATTCCACAAATGGTTTTGAAATCAAATGGCACTTCACTGCCCGCTGATCGTATTTCTAAGTTGTTGACGTCATGGCGCACTGCACGTGCTAACAAATCAACCGCATTTTTAAACGCTGACGTAACGCTGGAAACAATTGGGTACGATCCAAAGAATTTGCAGCTAAATGAGGCGAGAAATTACGTATCGCTGGAACTTAGCCGCGCGTGTGGACTGCCTGCCTACTTCACTGATTCACAACAGTCTAGTTTTACGTATTCCAACGCGTTAGACAAAAGGCGCGACCTTGTGGATTTTGCTTTTAGAAATTACATGTCAATTATTGAACAACGCCTAACATTTTCTGATTTCACCCCAGCGGGCAACAAAGTTTCGTTTGACCTAGATGATTTCTTGCGTGGCAATCCTTACGAACGCGCGCAGGTTTATGAAATTTTAAATCGAATCGGCGCAATGTCGGTTGATGAAATACGCGAGGAAGAAGACATGCTGCTATGAAAAAAGTCATTACACCAATGAAAATCACTGCTGCTGATTCAAACAGTCGAACCATTAGTGGTCGCATTGTGACGTTTGAGGAAACAGGCAACGCTTCAATTGGCAAGGTTCAATTCGCTGCTGGTTCAATTGAACCAACTGCCGTTTTGCTTAACCTTGAACATGATCGAACCCGCAGAATTGGAAAAACTCTGATGACGGAACTTTCAGCCGATAACACAGGAATTGACGCAACATTTAAAATCGCTGAGACAACCGCTGGCAACGATGCACTCGTCGAAGCCCAAGAAGGGTTGCGAGACGGTTTTAGTGTAGAAGTTTCATTTGATGAATACGAAACACTAAAGGACGGAACAGTCAGAATTCTTGCGGGTGAATTGACTGCCGTTGCATTGACCAGCGAACCCGCTATTCGATCAGCCCGCGTTGAAACAGTCGCGGCAACTGAGGACGAACAGATTTCAGATTCGACGATCGAACCTGAAGCAATACCTACAACAGAAGGAGACGAAGTGGACAACACCGTCGCACAAGCGGAAGCCGTTGAGACGGTAGAAGCCGCACAGTCAGTAACTGCAACATCAAACAAGGTGGGCGGCTGGAAAGCCACACCACGTATCGAAATCACTGCTGCAAAGTACCTAGAAAACAAGGTTCTTGCTGCAACAGGTGACGAATCAGCACGTCAGTACGTTTTAGCTGCTGACAACACAACCGACAACGCTGGACTTGTTCCAACACGTCAATTGACAGAAGTTATCAACGGACTAGGCACAAGAATTCGCCCAAGCATTGACGCAATCAGCAGCGGCGCATTGCCTGACGCTGGAATGACTTTTGAAATTCCAAAGATCACACAAATGCCAACCGTTGCCGTAACTGCTGAGGACGCAGCGTTTTCTGACACAGATCAGAATTCAGCCTTTCTTTCAGTGGACGTCAAAAAATTTGCGGGTCAGCAGAAATTTAGCGTGGAATTACTTACACGCACGTCACCCCTATTTTATGATGAATTACTTCGCAACATGGGCGCGGCTATGGCAAAGGCACAAAACGCCTACGTCAACGGTTTGCTAATTTCAGGTGCAACACTTGACGGCACAACAGTGGCAACATACCCAACAGCAACCGAATTGCTTGGTGTTATTTCTCGCGGATCAGCAAGCGTTTATGCTGCAACTGCTGGACTTGCCAACCCATTCGCGCGCAACCTCATTGCTTCAACAGGTCAATGGGCTAACTTGATGACATTGAATGACGCAGGTCGTCCAATTTATTCACAGGTAACAAACCCAATGAATCAGCCTGGTGTTGCAGTACCAACATCATTGACAGGAAACGTTGCGGGCTTGAACCTATACGTTGACCCAACAAACGGTGGCGACGGAGACGGAACATTGCTAGTCGTCAACCCTGACGCTTACACATGGTATGAGGGAACTCAATACCAACTTCGCGCTGAATCAACTGCTGACGGTTCAATTACCGTTGGTATTTATTCATTCGGTGCATTGGCAACAAAGATCGCCGCGGGTGCGTTTAAGAATAACAAGGCATAAGCCTAAAACTAATCATGCGGCGGGTTCTCCCGATCTCGCCGCAGCAGATCGAAAGGAACGGACATGCCAGTCATTGTTACTGCAAGCCAATTGCGTACGGTGCTTGGCGTGTCCGTTTCCTTATACAGTGACGCTTATCTTGACGAAATAATCAACACCAGCGAAGCGGTAATTTTGCCAATGCTGGTTGCTAACACTTCATGCGTGACTGGATACAAACTAACTTCAAACGTTGCGACCTACTACACACAAAGACAACATCATTTTGTTGCTGGTCAATCAGTCATAATCACTGGACTTCCAGCACCGTTTTCTGCAACCGTCACAGTCGTCAAGGCTGAGGAATACAATTTCACCGCAGCAATCACAAATGCAGACGTTACCTTGCGCGAGATAATTCCAACAGGTACTGCAACACTTTCAGGCTATTCAGCAGCTGACATTTATGCAACTAGCGCGCCAATCGAATCAGCAGTGCTTGCAGTTAGCGTCGAAGTATTTCAATCACGCGTTGCAGCAGGTGGCGAGATTCAAGGCGTAGATTTTGCCAGTACGCCATACAGAATGGGTCGCAGTTTGACCAATAGGGTATCCACATTACTTCAGCCGTTTTTAGACGTCGAAGGAATTTGCCAATAATGCCAGTCAACGCCGTCGCCGACACCCGCGCAGCCCTAGCCAACGCATTTTCATCACTAGCGGCAAGCAGTTATTCAAGCGTTCCAGAATCGCCCATTCCACCAGCCATTGTGGTTTTGCCCGATTCACCGTACATGGAAGTGGTGCTAATTGGTAAGGCAAAAACACAGGTCAAATTAAACTTCAAGATCACTGCAATTGTTGCTTCAAATAGCAATGCTGCTTCGCTGGACAATCTGGAAAAACTCATAATAGGAATTCTTGCGGCAATGCCCGCAGGATACGTTGTTGGCGTTGTCGAAAAGCCGACAGTGTTGGAAGTAGGTCAAAGTCCAATGCTGGTTGCTGACATAAGCGTTTCAACGTACTACACCCAAACAACATAAAAGGAGATAACGTGCCAACAACGATCATCACGGGTCGCGATTTAGTGTTGACGATCGCGACCGTTAACTACGACGCACAGGCGACCAGTGCAATTCTTAGCAATTCGCCGACAGTGCAAATTTATCAGACCCTCGACGGCAAGGCTTACAAACATTTAGACGATAATTGGACTTTTGACGTTGAAATGCTTGCAGACTGGGGCGCAGCTTCATCACTATGCGAGGCATTGTGGACAGCCTGGGAAGGCGCACCAAATACAGTTTTGGCTGTATCACTGACCGCCGTGACAGGGGCAGTCTTTACCTTCAACGTCATGCCAGTCGTACCGTCAATCGGCGGTTCAGCACCTGACGCACAAACAGTTTCGCTATCATTTGTAGTGGTCAACAACCCAAGCGAAACTTTCAGTTAAAAACTACTAATCGGGAGACAAAATGAAACTAGCAATCACAATCGAATACAACGGCGGTCTTACAGAAACTTATGTGGCACAACCACCTGAGTGGGCAAAATGGGAGACCAAGACTGGCTTCACGATTCAACAGGTTCAAGAAAAACTTGGGATCGCTGACTTATTGTTTTTGGCGTATCACGCCATGAAACGCAGTGAGGCAGGGAAGCCAGTCAAACCGTTCGAAATTTGGATCGAAACCGTGTCAGACGTGACAACGGGGGACGACAGCCCAAAAGTCATAAGCGCGGAAGCCTGAACCGTCTTATCGTGGAACTTGCGATAGAAACGCAAATTCCAATGAGTGAATGGTCAAGCGCTGAAGACATTTTGACGGCACTAGAGATTTTGGAGAAGCGCAATGGCTGACGACATGATCGCCTATGACAAAACCGACTTGCGCAAAATCTATGCCGCATTTAAAGCAATGGATGAAGAAGCCGTTGCCGCTGCAAAAAAAGAATCAAACGCACTGGCAACATACCTACAAGGCAAAATTGTTGACGCGGCATTGACGCGAGACCTTGCTTCAATCAGAATTGCAACGGGCGCGCGTGTTTCAAAATCGTCAAAAGTGGGCGAATTGTCATTTGGTTTTGCAAGCCAAAAATTTTCAGGTGGGGGAACTACCCAACAACTATGGGGCGGGTTTGAATTTGGATCAAATAAGTATAAGCAATTTCCAGTGTGGTCTGGTCGTGAAGGTCGCGGGTCGCGCGGTTGGTTTATTTACCCAACATTGCGCGCCGAACAACCGTACATCATAAATGAATGGGAAAATGCTTTTAGTCGAATTTTAAAGGAGTGGTAAAATGGCGATAGGCGGTTCGCGTACTTTAAAACTGACAATCCTTGGCGACGTTGACAATTTAAAGAAATCGCTGAACCAGGCAGACGACGACGTCAAAAAATCGTCAAGCGGGCTAGGAGATTTTGCAAAAAAGGCTGGGGTTGCATTTGCCGTTGCAGGTACCGCAGCTGCTGTTTATGCTGGCAAATTATTGGTGGACGGCGTAAAGGCTGCAATTGAGGACAAAGCCGCACAAGATAAATTGGCAAAAACACTTGAGAACGTTACTGGTGCAACACGTGATCAGATTAAAGCCACTGAGGACTACATAACGCAAACGGCATTGGCTAACGGGATCACGGACGAAATTTTGCGTCCGTCCCTCGATCGTTTAGTGAGAAGTACAAAGGACGTCACTGAAGCGCAGCAATTGCAAAAACTAGCCTTGGACATTTCGGCAGGTACAGGCAAGGATTTAGCAACCGTCACTGAAGCCCTAGCAAAAGCACATGACGGCAATTTTACCGCATTGAAAAAACTTGGCGGTGGCATTGACGAAAGCATTATTAAAACAAAAGATTTTGACGCCGCTACTGCTGCACTTGCAAAAACATTTGAAGGTCAAGCCTCTACCCAAGCCGACACTTTTCAAGGCAAAATGGATCGTTTAACAATTGCATTTGACGAAGCCAAGGAAACGGTTGGCGGTTACATACTAGACGCGCTTACGCCATTGCTTGACAATTTTGTCAGCAAGGGAATCCCAGCAATCACAGCGTTTGCAGATAGTTTAGGAGAAAAACTGGGACCAGCATTTGCGCAGATTTTTAAATTTATTCGTGACGATCTTTTGCCAATTTTAAAAACATGGTGGAAATTTCTTTACGAGGAAATTGTGCCTGCAATCATCACAGTTGTTGGTCCAATCCTTTTATCCATAAAAGACGCGTTTGATAAAATCAAAAAAGCAGTCAACGACAATTCAACAGAATTACAGCCATTTTATGATCTCATGCGCAAAGTCTGGGAATTTGCAAAGAAGTATTTGATTCCAGAATTTAGCGGTCCTTTTGTTACGGCATTGGGTGCTATCGCCACATTGGTTGAAACCTTGATTACTGGCTTTTCACAACTGGTTGGTTTTATGTCAAAAGCCTATGATCAGGCAAAAAACATTGTGAATCTCATAAATAATAATAAAGACATTTTTGGGGCACAGGCTGGACTTATACCTTTCGTCATTGGCAAGGTGGCAGGTAGGGCAACAGGTGGTCCAGTCGCGGGCGGGACTTCATACGTCGTCGGAGAAAAAGGTCCTGAATTATTTACGCCTAATTCAAGCGGCATGATTACACCTAACAATCGTTTGGGTGGTTCAGGTGGCAACACTTTCAACATCACCGTCAACGGTGCGATAGATCGTGAAGGCACTGCCCGTTCAATTATTGACGTTTTAAACAACAGTTTCTATCGCGGCACAGGTGGCGCAAATAACCTGCAACTGACATGACCCAGTGGAATCCAGTTTGGAAGGTTGAAATTGACGGGGTTGCTTATACAACGGCAGTTTTAGCAAACCTATCTATCCGCAGCGGGCGAACCAACATTTATGAACAGGCGCAGGCAGGTTATGTCAACCTTCAGCTGCTGGACGTTTCACAGGCAATTATTCCTGTTGCAATAAATTCAACAGTCAGCGTTTCAATCAAAGACACGTCAGGGGCTTACGTTGCCATTTTTGGCGGTAACGTCGTGGACATTGGTCTCGAAGTGCTAGACGTTGGTTCGACCCTATTCACGCAAACCTATTCGATCACCGCACTAGGCGCATTGGCACGTTTGCCAAAAGTTATTCGCACCCAAAACCTTGCCCGCGATTATGACGGCGATCAGATTTATGCTGTATTAAGTGAGGTTTTGTATAACCAATGGCAACAGGTTGCAGGTTCTTTAACGTGGGCAACCTATGATCCAACAATTACGTGGGCAACGGCAGAAAACAACGGGCTTGGCGAAATTGACCAGCCTGGAAATTACGATTTAGCCGCGCAGGGCAATGATCCTATTGACGTTTATTCATTGGTTTCAGGCTTAGCAACGTCGGGGTTGGGTTACATTTATGAGGACGCACAGGGTCGTATCGGATACGCGGACAGCACGCACCGAACAAACTACTTGGCAACAAATGGTTACGTTGACCTTGACGCTAACCAAGCCCGTGCCGCTGGTTTACGCATTGAAACCCGCGTGGGCGACGTACGCAATGCCTTGACAATTACCTATGGCAGCAACAGCAATAACAGCGTGTCGGACAGCGATCCAGTTTCAATTGTTACTTATGGAAATCTTGGACAAACGATTACAACAACCTTGCATGACGCAGCTGACGCAACGGCACAGGCGGCGTTTTACTTATCCCTACGGGCTAACCCGCAACCAATTTTTAGCCAAATTACCTTCGACCTGACCAACCCTGAATTAGACAATAGCGATCGGGACAACCTTATCGGCATTTTTATGGGCGAGGCTATTGCTTTGAACAATCTGCCGTTAAACATGAGCGCGGGCAATTTTCAGGGGTTTGTTGAAGGTTGGTCGTTTCAAGCCTCATACAATCAAATTTCAGTGACGTTGCTACTTTCACCCCTTGCCTATTCATTGCAGGCAATGCGTTGGAATGACGTGCCAATAACTGAAAAATGGAATAGCGTGTCGCCGACTTTAAACTGGGAAAATGCGACAATCGTCGCCTGATAAGGAGAAAACATGACAAATCCAACTTCGAACTATGGGTGGGTTTTACCTACATCAACCGACCTAGTTACGGACTTACCCGCTGATTTTGAGGTTGCCTTGCAAGGTGTTGACACGACAACGAAAGCCTTGAACCCGTCAACAACATTGGGTGACATTGAATTTAGATCGGCAACCGCAAACACAAACACACGTTTACCAATTGGAACGACAGGTCAAGTTTTAGCGGTTTCAGGCGGTGTGCCAGCGTGGACAACAACGGCGGACGTGACACCACTGACAACTAAGGGCGATTTATTTACTTTCACAACAGTGGACGCACGTTTGGGTGTAGGAACAAATGGGCAGGTTTTAACCGCTGATTCAACTGCCGCAACTGGTTTGGCATGGGCGACACCAACCAGCGGTTCAATGACTTCAATTGCCAGCGGCAGTTTTCCAACAGGTTCAGGAACGCTAAGTCTTACTTCGATTAGCGGTGCTTACACACATTTACAACTTCATTGCATTGCGTGGAATGGATCAGGAAATAACACAGTAATTGCAAGACTTAACGGCGATACTGGTGCAAACTACACATTTTCCAATGGTGGTTTTACGACAGGCAGCGCAAGGGCTTCGGGACTTGGAAGTCAAACATCATTTAATTTGTGTTCGGGCGATTCTGCAATCAGCGGAAACAACAAAAACATCACAGTTCTTGACATTCCATTTTATACAAATGCCACAACGGGAAAAATTGTCAATGCTTCAACTGGATTTTTAGATGCAACTTCAGCCAGGGCGCAAACAACTATGAATGGTTACTATTCAGGCACTAACGCAGCAGTCACACAAATTGACTTTATTTATGGATCAAACTGGTCTGGTGGAACATACGTACTTTACGGAGTGAAATAATGAAAATCTACGAACACAACACTGAAACAGGGCAAGCAGTAGAACGCGACATGACCGCTGCTGAAGTAAAGCAATGGAAAGCCGATCAAGCACTAGCAGAATTAGCGGTGTTGGCAGTAGCAAAAGCAAATGCAGAAAAAGAAGCATTGCTTACAAAACTAGGCATAACTGCTGACGAAGCGAAATTATTGTTATCGTGACATTTCCTAACAATACAAGCGCACGACTAATCGAAATCGCAGCAGCTGAAGTCGGAACAATTGAGGAAGGCGACAACCTCACAAAGTACGGCAAATTTACAAAGGCAGACGGACTTCCCTGGTGTGGTTCATTTGTGAATTGGTGTGCAGCACAGGCAGGTGTCAAAATCCATTCAGTTGTTGGGACTGCAATTGGCGCACATAAATTCAAGGAGATCAACCGCTGGTCATTTTTGCCACAATTGGGATACATAGCGTTTATGGACTTTCCACATGACGGCGTTGATCGCATTTCACACGTTGGAATTGTTGTTGGCTTAATTGACGACAAGCAATGCGTAACGATCGAAGGCAATACCAGCGGGACAGGCGACCAACGCAATGGCGGCATGGTCATGGTAAAGGTTCGAAAGATCGGGACAGAAATTGTTGGGTTCGGTATCCCTAAATTTGCCCCTTACCAGGGTGAATTTCCAACAATCGAAACACCAAAATCGGGAGACAAACCGACAAAGGAGAAAACAAAAAAATGGACAAAGCAAAAGCCTTAGCCGCGTCGTGGGCGCGTTCATTCATGGCAGCAGCCTTAGCCCTTTACATGGCGGGCGTGACCGATCCAAAAACCCTTGCAATGGCAGGCGTGGCAGCGGTCGTGCCAGTCATTTTGCGCTGGTTAAATCCAGGGGACAAAAGTTTTGGCGTTACGGGGCAATGACACCAAGCGAATGGGCAGCAGTCGGTGCGTTAGTCCTTTCATCACTGACTGCTGCCTTTACGCTTATGCGTTTCATGGTCAAAGCAATAATGCGGGAATTGCTGCCTAATGGTGGCACGTCGTTGAAGGATCAGGTCAACAGGATCGAAGCACGACTTGATTCCTTAATGGAGAAATTGCTTAACGACACGCCGTAAGACACGCGGGATACTTGACCGCGCGTTGATCGTGCTTCACCCTTGGTTCAGGTGGTAATACTGCCGCCTAGAATCGGGAGAATTCAAATGGTACTTGATCTATTAGACCCAGCAACACTGGGTCGTTTGACGTTGCTGGCAATTTTGTTAGTGCTAGCAGCTGCCGTTGGTTATGCCAGCGGATACAAAGACGGCAAGCGCGAGGGATACACACGCGGTCGTGCAGTTAGTCGTCACATTGCTGCCACAAAGAAGGCGGTTAAATAATGGGATTCTTGGACGGATACGAAGCAAGCCTTGCACGTTTGACCCGCTGGAATACAAGCTAACCAACAGGGCGCATTGAAACACGGATCGTCGAATTCAGTGCGGAAAAGGGATACGTGCTGGTTGAGGCGCAAGCATTTCGACACTATGACGATTTACTGCCAGCAGGCATAGATTTTGCTTACGGGTTCGTTAGTGCGTACCAACCCAACATGAAACGTTGGTTCGTCGAGGACACAGTGACCAGTGCGATCATGCGTGTTCAACAATTAGTCATGGGCGGTGCTGAACGATCAACCCGCGAAGTCATGGAACAGGTTGAAAACACAACAGCAAAGGTTG